GAAAATGGAGACTAAAGAAATCTCCGCTATGTATTCATTAACTGTGTCATTGTGTTATGAACTCAAAGATGCTGCCGACAAAAATGCCAAAGATTGGAACAATCAAGTCAATTGTTTCTTTGAATTCATGATGAATAACTTTGAAACCGAGTTGGTTGTTATGGGTACTAAACTTGCATTAACTCAATATCAACTGCCGTTGGATCCGGACGAGATTACCTGCTTTGATGCCTTCCATGCCAAATATGGTAAGTACATTAGTCAAGCAACCGAACGCCGCTGATCTAATTCAAAATCAATTGACAGGACCTTAGGGTCCTGTTATAATATATACATTATACAAAGGAACAATTATGTCTGAATTAGATCCCATTGTCGATAAAATTGTTGTGGCTCGAATTGGTCTACTGCTACGTCATCCATTCTTTGGTAACATGGCTACTCGTTTGCGAATTGTAGATGGTAGCGAATGGTGTAACACTGCCGCAACTGACGGTAGATCATTATTTTACAGTCGAGAATTTTTCCAAGATCTTACTCCAAAACAAGTAGAATTTGTCATTGCACATGAAATTTTACACAATGTTTTTGATCACATGATGCGTGTAGAAGGTCGCAATCGAAGCATCTGGAATGCCGCTGCCGACTACTGTGTCAATGGACAATTAGTGCGTGATAAAATTGGGGAAGTTCCACCTAAAATTAAAATTTTCCACGATCCTAAACATTACGGTAAAAGTTGTGAACAAGTATACGACGAAATTTACGATGAAGAAGATGAGAAAAGTCTTGCCGCATTGGGTCAATTGTTAGACGAACACATTGATTGGGAGAAAGACAGTGACGGCACTAACCGACCCCAACACAGCAAAGAAGAATTACGAAAAATTCGAGATGAAGTAAAAGATGCAGTGATGCAGGCAGCGAGTGCGGCAGGTGCTGGTAATATTCCGTCATCTGTGTCTCGAATGATCAAAGACATGACCGAGTCTAAAATGAATTGGCGGCAAATTATTCGGCAGCAAATTCAAAGCACTATCCGTAATGACTATACATTTGCTCGTCCCAGTCGTAAGGGATGGCACATTGGTGCAATACTGCCAGGCATGAATTATCTCGAAACAATTGACATTGCAGTCAGTCTTGATATGAGTGGCTCTATTTCAAACGAAATGGCACAGGACTTTCTCGGCGAGATTAAAAACATCATGGAAGAATTTAAAGATTACAAAATTAAATTGTGGACATTTGATACTCGTGTGTACAATGAACAAGACTTTGATGCTCACGGGGGTAGTGATCTTTTAGATTATGATATCCAAGGTGGTGGTGGAACAGAATTCGATGTTAACTGGGACTACATGAAGGAACATGATATTAATCCTAAAAAGTTTATCATGTTCACTGACGGATATCCGTATGGTTCATGGGGTGATGAAAACTACTGCGATACTGTATTTGTCATCCACGGCAATGAGTCAATTGTTCCGCCATTTGGCACTGTAGCATACTATGACGCAATTACTGAAGATTGATGCGGATGCGTTCTCGGCGGGTCAAATTGAAAGTAAAATTTGGGCCGCTGAGCAATTGGAATCGATTGTTAACGATCTCAATATTAGTCCGCTAAGAATGTATGTTCTCGGTGGCTGGTATTCTCTTTTGCATTTTATTCTATCTGTTAGAAAAAACATTGATATTGAGTATTGCAGAAGTGTAGACCTAGATCCCATAGCGTCTTACAATGCCAATAAAATCAACAATGCATGGGAAATCAAAGATTGGAAATTTCGTGCTTATCCGTCTGATGCTAATAAATTAGAATACACTTACGATACCGATAAAATTAATTGTGTTGTAAATACCAGCAGTGAACATTTTAAATCTAAATTATGGTATAGTTTAATTCCCAAGGGAACTTTAGTATTACTACAAGGCAATGATCTTAAAATATCAGATCATGTATCAAGACCAAAATCATTGAATGATTTTATCAAAACTTATCCATTAACTGATTTAAAATTTTCTGGAACAATGAATTTTCAATTTAAAAATGTGTCTTATAATAGACATATGATTATTGGTATCAAATGAATAAACTCAAAGTAAATCCGTTAAATATTTTTGATATTAGACGTGTCCAATTTCCAGCACACCATTTTTTTTACACAGACGAAGTTTCAACTACTAATTTAAAAAAAATAGATGACTGGATTTATCGACATCTTAAAGGAAGATATTTTACAGGCGATGGGCTTGTACTACATAACAATACCATTGAATATATCCATAAAATTGGATTTGAAGTTGAAAAAGAATTAAGTTTCTTCAAACTTGCCTGTCCGCATTTAGTACATAGATAATTAAAGTAAAGGAGATGTCATATGACTGAAAACACAACACAAGAACCAACACAACAACCAATCCCTCCAGAAGGTACTGCACCACCGGCTGACAACGATTTAAATATCAGCGATCTCAATGCTATGAAAATGATCATTGATGTTGCCAGTACACGCGGTGCCTTTAAGCCTAGTGAAATGGTCTTGGTAGGACAAACGTACAACAAACTAGTGAATTTTTTAAATTCCGCACAGAAAGGACCAGCAAATGGTTGAACTTAAACATGTAGGCAGAGTCAAAGCCACAGGCAAAAAATGTCTTGTGGCCTATCGAACACTGCCAGGCGATGCATATCACGCCGTTATTATTCCTACTGAAAATTTACCAGATAGTTATCACGATGCACTGATTCAACTGGTAGAATCTAGTTCAGCACAGGATAGTTATGAACTGGCTGATGTATTGAGCAGAACTAATTTTCCTGATGGTTCGACAATGTTGGCAGCACTACATACACAAGGCCGTATGGTTCGTGTTCCTACTAGCGATATCTCAATGACACCTACACTGAGTGAAAGCATTAATCTTGACGAACTCAATGCGTTAATTGCCGAACAACGTGGTATTGCTATAGATGATCTTCATGTTAAATCTGAAAACTCACAAACTGAGATCAAAGAAATAGTAGAAGTAAAAGACATTACTCCTCCTAAAGATGAAGAACACATGACTTCTGTTGATCGTGCAGCCAAATATAGAAGTGAGGCTGATAGATTATACAAAGAAGCAGCTAAACTTAGAAAAATGGCTTTAGAATTGGATCCAAAAGAAAAGTGATTTTAAAAAAAACTTTGCCTAAAGAAGTAATAGATCATTGGCCTGAAGTTTTTGGAGAAATTAATTTAAAAGTTATTCCAATAAAATATTTGGATTCAATACTCATTAGTTTTAAAGACGGCAGATCCTGGAGTATCTCTGTGAGATCAAAACTTAGGGGCAATGATTCTTCGAAAGTAGAAGCAGAACTTCAAGAATTTTTCACTGCATACGACGATGCTATTAGTAATATTGATTTCAAACTAGATACCGAAAAAGTAAAACGTGATATATTAAAGATCACAGGTAAATTTTTAAAGAAAAGAAAATTGTGAAAATACAACTGGTAAGTCATAGTCAGCCAACTGCTGAATTTCAGAAACTAAAAATCAATGATGCACAAGATCTTGTAGCGTATTGTGCCAGAGTAAGTAATCCTGCTAATCAATTTAACACAGAAACCAGTGAAAAACTAATTGGCTACTTAATCAAACATCAGCACTGGTCGCCTCTCGAAATGGTCAGTATGTGTTTGGAAATCGAAACTACTAGAGACATTGCACGACAAATTTTACGCCATAGAAGTTTTTCGTTTCAAGAATTCAGTCAACGTTATGCTGATCCCACAGCAGAGATGACCGAAGCGTTTGTTGTTCGTGAAGCAAGATTTCAGGACACAAAGAATCGACAAAACAGTGTTGAGTTTGATATGAACGACGAAAGCCAACGTTTACTGGCTATTGAATGGGAACGTGCTCAAAAACGAGTATTATACACTGTTGAGAAAGAGTACAAATGGGCCATTGCTAACGGCATTGCTAAAGAACAGGCTCGTGCTCTATTGCCAGAAGGACTTACTATGAGTCGTATGTATATGAACGGAACATTACGTTCATGGATTCATTATATTGAACTGCGTAGTTCTAATGGCACACAGAAAGAACATATGGAAATTGCTAAAGAATGTGCAGCGGTAATCAGCACAATATTTCCGCTGGCTAAAAAATTGCTTAGTGAGCAATAAATAATTTAGGATATGCTTCTTTAAACTGACTATGCAGCCATGCATAGTCATTTATTTTGGCTATTTTTAGTGTATCTAAACTATTAGATAATGCATACTTATTGCCAGCCTTGGCTCCTAACACTGCATAGCCTCCATTGGGTTTAGAGAGACCTTTGGTCATCCAGATTTTTAATCTTTCTTGACTATCAGCGTCGTCTTGTAGTGTTAGTTTAACTGCTTCTCTAAATCCTGTGCGCCATGCAATATAGGGGCGGTTTCCGATACAATGTATGCTAGCTAATTCTGGTAAAATTTTTATCTGGTCACTTAGACTTGTAGTAATATCAACTTTGCCTGTGTGTTCAATATCAAATAAAAACTTTGGTAATAATTTAATGCCACCATTACCATATACTGCATCATTGATATCGTTTTTACTGTGCCATATATGCACAACATCAAATTCTACAGGATCAACTTTATAAGTAAACTTAAAGTTTTCTAAAACTATTGTATCAGCATCTACGACCCAGAAATGACTAGTTGACGACTTAATAGCCGCCACTTTATGAGCTGCATATATACCTTTTACACCGTCTACTCGTTGTGCAGTTGGGAATCGATTTTTTAATATGTGAAAATGTTCGTTAGCAAACGGTTCGCCGCAACTTATAAAAAAGATATCGTATTCTGGTTGTTTATAAAATACTGATGTAGATTCTATAATTTTTTTATTTTCAAATTCGCCATACGAATCTTTTTTAAATTTGTATCTATAGGGAATTAAGTATAATCCTTTAACACCATTATTTTCAAATTGATGTATGTAAGTTTCGTCCCACTCGTTGATAACAAACTTTAAAGAAAAGTTTACGTCTAAAGTAACATTATAATCAACATACCAACAATATTTTGTAGAATAACAATCGTCAATTGATTCTACAGGAATTGCATTAGGATACTTTTCAAGTAGCATTGATGCCGCCTTG